GATTAGTAGCCAAGCAGCTAACCTAGACTTCCCTGTCCTGCGTCCTGCCGCTATCACTTTAAACCGTGTGGGATCGTTGAAGACCTCTTGTTGCCACGGAAGTAGAGCTACCGCTAATTCAGTCAAACTAATAAACCCACACTACAGGAGCTTCATTATCGTCAAGGTCGCGGATGTCAACATGGATGAAATTACTAGCAACTCCAATGCCATTAAAACCAAGCGCGATGGCATGTTTAACAATTGTATATCTTTGATTTCCACCACTGACTTTAATGTCAGCTGCAATGCCTTGAGCATGTGTTCCTGCTTTCTCCTTTTTAGCTTCTATGGGGTGTGTTGGGCTTCTATAGCCGCTGGTGATGATGAAGGGGAAACCACAAGCTGCTCTTAACAAGTCAAGCTTCTTAATGAGTTCGTCTTTGATCTCATTCTCGCCTGTGTACTGACAAGCAAACTCGCCTCTTGAGAAGTATTTAGATTCATGGGACATCTTGATAATCAACCTCTTCTGCTTCTTCGCTGCCAGAGATAATTGTAGTCTCTCCACCAACACCAGTTATTGATATGTTTATAGCGCTTCTGCTACCACCTGCTTTATCCTTCTCAAAATAACTAACAGGTAATAACCTATCCATACAGAGCTTCCAAGCCGCTGCTTGGTTCTTGTGGTCATCGTCTAACGCTGCATTGAGAATGCTGTCTAACACCTTCCTACTCTTTGGCGATGCAAGCATTCTTGCTTTGTAGTCTTCGATGACAGCAGCATCCCCTTTAGGTCTGCCTCGTGCTACTCTGCTGCCCTTGGTTTTATTATTAACCAAAGCCTTACTGGGTCTTCCTACCTTTTTAGACATAGATTGCCTCTATAGAGTCTATGTAGTCTTTAACGCTCTTTAGTGCTTAGAGCGCTACAGTGCTTAGAGCGCCTTAACTCGCTATAGCGACATTAGAAGTAATATTTAAAGATATTTATTATATGTTTTTAATTTATATCTAAGAGGTGCTATAGGGAGTTAAAGAGCTATTAAAGAGTGCTTTTAACTATATAGTCTATTATAGCATATTTTTAGTCAAAAGTCAAGAACTATTTTCATTATTAACTAAATAACTTCAGAAGCTTGGTTAATCCTTGGTTAGTCCCGTTAGAGAGCTGTCCTTTCTCCAGCGGATTTCAGTAGTCACAGAGTCTCCGCAGTCGCTTTTGTTTCTCCTTAGATTTCAATAGCTTATATAGACTATGTGCTGTATTGACTGGTTAGTTAACAGAGGTCTATTTTGACTCTTTTTTGTATCTGATAGGGTACAGTAACAATTCCACAGACTCCAGCCCCTCCCCCGTCCTTGCTAGCACACCCACCTCAGCCTGTCAAGGCCTGCAGCATTCATCAGAGTTATAGCGGGTATCACTGCAGATTATGGTGATCTGTATTGACTTGAGGGTGTGTCTATGCTGGTGCTATATAGCCACTGTCTAGGCTTACATACACGCCATAGTCCCTATACGGACCGAGGCCATCATTGTCAGTGATGATCTATCCAACCACTATAACTATAGATTATATGGCTCTATAACCTCATAGAATGCGTTTTAAGACGTTCTAGTCTTAGGCTATGTCTTAGTATTAGTTAGTCGCTAAACGCGCTAATCGCTACAGCCCAATGGTGGCGCGGGTTTCAGAGCAGCGTATATTTCTTGGTAGACTTGGTTATATACCTCTGCATCGTTATAGCTAAATGGTCTTAGACAATGCAGACTGACTATGATATTCGCGTACGCCTGCGCGTTATATAAAGGTAGCTATTGCTATATAACTTTAGTTTATATCATTATAGCTAAACGGTATTAGACAAGATAAAGCGGAAGATACTAAGATAGGCGCAACAAACAAGGGCGCGCCGAGCGCGACACACACAACAACAGAGGCACGACATTATGACTACGATTAAAACTAAATACGGCTACAGCGTTGACTGTTACGGCGACTGCAACGAGTACGCTACGATATTCATGTGTTTTGACGATGAACGCTTTGACGGTCACACCGAAAGCAACTTTAAGAATTGGCGCAGTGCGGTACTTGAATTATCAGAGTATGCCCACCGCAACGGCACTGAACTGGTACAACTTGAGTCAGATGAATAGTATTGAGTTAACAGGTGGCATTGACTACAGTGTCACCGATTAAACCAATACAACAATAAAGAGGCGACACCATGTATACAGTTTATAAAGTAGAATTGCCGCGCGTTTATGAGGTTGACGGTCGGTTAACGAATAAGGAACATTTGAACAACGTAGAAGAGTTGAACGCGTGGATAGCGAATGCGTACACTGTTAAACACTGGCCTACGATACGAGTTGAGAGTGATAAAACTAAACGCCATGTAACCCTTACGGATAGCGGCGAGTGGTACACTAAAGCATAAACAACCCAATACAATAGGAATATATATTATGATCAAACTTTCTAAAGCAAACAAAATGCCTTGTAAATCTTGGTCCTTACAGGCAATCGACACTTGTCCAGCGTCCAAAGACAGCAATGGCGACCTCGTACCAGCTTGTAAGGGATGCTATGCCACGACAGGCAATTACAGGTTCCCCAATGTTAAAGCACCGAGAGAGCATAATCGTGAGGACTGGAAGCGTGACGCATGGGTTGACGATATGGTCCAAGAGCTGGATACAGAAAGGTACTTTCGATGGTTCGACAGTGGCGACGTTTACGACCTACGTCTTGCGGATAAGATTCTGGAAGTAATGGTTGCGACACCGTGGGTTAAACACTGGTTACCAACTAGAATGCACAAATTCCCAAAGTTTGCGCCAGTGCTGGCCCAGATGGACGCGCTATCGAATGTGGTTGTTAGACTATCCAGCGACAGCGTTACAGGTGAAACAATTGACGCGCCCAATAGTTCAACCATTATCCCGACTATCAGTCACGCCTTGCCTAGCATGTCAGTGTGTGACGCATACGAGCGCGAGGGCAAGTGTGCCAAGTGTCGCATTTGTTGGGATAAAACTATTTCAGTTGTGGCGTATCCAGCGCACGGTAAAAAAATGTTGAAGCAAGTCAATCAAATTTTAGCTATTAACTTATAAGGGGCAATACCATGATTATTTTTAACTATAAAAGCAAAAAAGAATTAAAAGAGAACGTTGGTCAACGGTTGCAATACATAGAGACAAGCCTATTCGGTCCAGAATACAAGCGCGACGGCGAAATTGTTGGAGCAAATCGCCCCCATATAACAGGACAAGGCAGAGAATTTTTTGCCAGTGTTACCATGCGCGACGGTTTAATTGAGAGGGTAAGCTGATGAACAATCAAACAATGGCAAAACAATTGCAAGCATTCTACCTTGATTGGCTTAATAACTATCTGACAGTTGAAAAAATGGCAGAGCACAACGAGCTAACAGTCGAAGATACTGCGATACTCATAAATCTTGGCAGATCATACCACGAAGAGGGTTTAAACAATGTATAATTACAAAGGCAATAGCGCACTACTACGCCAACAAGCGCGACAGCACCGCCGAGAGCTATCATTTAAAATTGTGGGATGGTTCGCCCTAGGTTGCGGCGCAATCGTAGGTGCTGGCATGTTCTATGCGTTTGCGGTGGTTGTGCTGGCGATGGGGTAGCAATTAACGTCTTAGCCAGTTTAGGGGTTAAGCAGTACCCTAGCATGGTCAGACATACTAAAACGCCTCAGAACGCAATACAGAGCGTTTTAGGGGCATCGATAACCGATAGAGGTGATATTATGGCAATTATTATACAATCAAGTAGCAGTTATAACGGCAGAGAGACGCTGAAAATAAGAGAGCAGCAAATCGTAGATTTTTGGTGCGACATACCCATGAAAAGCACCTACGGCGATAGCTTCACTTTTAAGGGTGTGGATCACACTGTAAAAATTAACGGTAGCACCCTGCACCATATTTTTCTGCATAGCTTAAAAAGCTCTCCAAGGTTTAGAGGGGCAGTGTTAACATATATAACCAATTTAAATAACGCTACAGAGGTGACAGAATGAAATACTTTATGTGTGAAGACAAGAACCGAACCGATCCACCAGAGATGGACTATTTCAACAGATTCATCGACGATGTTTTAGACTGCGACCCTGAAGACCCTAAAGCATTCAGAGAGGCGTTGACGGACTATCCACCAATGACAGATGCAGAGATAGAGAGAGCTAAAGCGGAGGCTTTAGAGCATCGACAGAAGGTTGAGGCACTTGCTGAAGAGATGATTATTAAACAAAGACTACGTAATAACGTACGCTATAGAGACTAAAGAGACTAAAGCGACTAAAGCATTCTACAGGGTAATATTAATATTATTTATTTACATTCTTTAGAGTGCTTTAAACTATAGAGTCTATTATAGCATATTTTTAACCGCTTTAGAATAGTGAGGTTTATTATGTTAGATGTTTTATTGTGTTTTATTATTGTTTGCACCATAGTAACATGGCAGACGCTAAAGAATGACGATGGGGGTGATTTATGACTGGCAGAACTCATGGGGGCAAAGGCAGTCGCCAACGGCCCACCAGTAATAGCTTTTATGACAATTTCGATGCTATTTTTAAAAAGAAACCAGAGCAGGAGGTTAACAACGTGTTCAAAGAATATATGCAGGGTGGTTTAACGCCAGAGATTCAAGCGTTATTGAAGGCGCAGGTTGATATTAAACAAGGTTTATTTTCTATTAAACAGGCTGCCAATTTCTATGATGTTGAAATAATGGATATTATAAACTTTATAACAGAGTCTCAAGAATATGACGAGTACAGCAGGAGCGCACGATAATGGCTTCTCAGCGCGTTATGTTATTTAGAGGGCAACACCCTGCCTTAGTCTCTGGAAACGCTTACACGTACAAAGAGCTGGCTTCAGTGGCAAAGGTAGGCGTTAACACTATGAAAAACAGAGTGTGGCATCTCAGAGAAGTAACAGATGAGCATTTGTACCCTGTTAACGGACGCTGTAGGCTTAAAAACAAGCGTCCAGTGAATTACACGCCAATGGATAGACTAGAAACTAAAACAGACAAAGAAAGCCAACAGTGGCTTAGAAGACGTTTATTATGACATCGACACATCAAACACATGTGACGAAAAAACTGCAATTGATCGACATAACAAACAGACGGGGTGAGTAATGATAGAAATTATTTTAAACATTATGTTTTTTACAGCACTAGTGGTACTATCACGCGGAGCTTGGTTACTTCACCAAGACGCACAAGACGCATATAACGAGAGGAATAGAAAATGATGATAAATGTTTTTGATAGAATGCTAGGGTTAGAATTTAGAATGGGCGTAGGTTTTGACGTTGAAGCGGTAGAGTCGAAGCCTGTATGGGTACATAACAGCATCACCGAGGAAACCAGCGCAATGCCGTTTGACGGGCTTGTTATCTTGTTACCGTTTATGATTATCACTTTCGGTTATGTGTACACAATAGAGGATTAAACAATGGCATTTACAAACATTCATCTACCATGCGAGAACTGCGGCTCCTCAGACGCTAAGGCAGTTAATGACAATGGTTCGACAATATGTTTTTCATGTAATCACTTCACCAGAGGCGATGGACAGATGCAAGCGGTAGAGCTGACAGAAGATGTTGCACCAAGACCTAAGCAGAATTTCAGCTCAGTAGAGAACCTGCTCACCACGGCAACATATAAGGGAATACCAGAACGCTGTATCACACAGGCGACAGCCAAGTTCTTTGGTGTGCTGGCAACACCAGATAAGTATTATTTTAGTTATCACAATCCAGACGATAGCAACTTACCTGTTGCTGCGAAGGTGCGGCAGATAGACAAGCAGTTCTCTGTTATTGGTGATTGGACCAGCGTAGGCTTATTCGGTCAGCATTTGTTCAACGGTGGCGGTAAGTTTATCACCATAGTCGAAGGCGAGTTTGACGCTCTAGCAGCTTATCAGATGACAGGTAGTAAGTACCCTACAGTGTCAATTAAGTCTGGTGCAGCGTCTGCGCTGAAGGATTGTAAGGCATCGTATGAGTTCTTAGACAGCTTCGACAGCATTGTTATTTGCTTCGATGGTGACGAGGCAGGCAGCAAGGCAGCTAAAGAGGTAGCAGAGCTATTTGGCGGCAAGTCTAAGGTAATGAAGCACCCACCACACTACAAAGACGCTTGCGACTACCTGAAGGAGAATGACGCACATGCTTTCACCGCCGCTTGGTGGGCAGCAGAACGCTTTGTGCCTGACGGCATCATCAACGGTGCTAGTCTCTGGGACGAAGTGAACAGACCTGTAGAGGCAGCTTCTGTGATGTACCCGTGGGACAGCCTTAACAAGCTAACCTACGGCATTAGAGAGGCAGAACTGGTGACTATTACGGCAGGCTCAGGACTGGGTAAGTCTCAGTTTGTACGAGAGATTGTCTGGCACATAGTAAAGAAGGCAGAGAGCAACATAGGCTTGCTATTCCTTGAGGAGAACGCCAGAAAGACAGCATTGTCTTTGATGTCGCTGGCGGCCAATAAACCTTTACATATACCAACCACAGAAAGCACTGAAGAAGAACGCTGGGACGCTTTCAGTAAGACTCTAGGAACACAGAGACTATTCTTGTTTGACCACTTTGGCAGCACCAGTGTTGATAACATCATTGCCAGAGTTAGATACATGGCTAAAGCACTTGACTGTAAATTTATATTCTTAGATCACGTCTCTATCGTGGTGTCTGCACAGGGCAACGGCGACGAACGCAAGGCACTTGACGAGATTATGACACGCTTGCGTATGCTGGTGCAGGAAACCAACATCAGCTTATTCGTTGTGAGCCACCTAAAGCGTCCAGACTCCAAAGGACACGAGGAAGGTGCAGCAACGTCTCTGTCACAGCTTCGCGGCTCAGGCTCTATTGCACAGCTATCAGACATGGTGATAGGATTGGAGAGGAACGGACAGGCTGACGACCCTGTGGAGAGAAACACAACACACGTCAGGGTGCTGAAGAATAGATTTGCAGGCATTACAGGACGCTCTGGCGGCTTGCTGTACAACTCAGTATCTGGTAGGATGACAGAAATTAAAGAGGAAGTATTATAATGAGATGCGTAGCATGTAATAAATTATTGACAGACTTTGAAGCAACACGGAAGGTAGCGGCAACTGGCGAATTTTTAGACATGTGCAACTACTGCTTCTCTTACTCCGCAGAAGATATTGACACGCTGGAAAGACATGATTTAATGTCAGAGCGTGATTGTGAACTAGAGGACGAAACTTATGAGCAAGATGACTAGCTGGATATTAGAGAGGGAAGAACAGAAACACTATCTACACTCCCTCAACCCTTTTGACAGACACAGCAACACAGAAACTACGGCAGGGCAATATTATGTTGATTACGCTGGATATAGAAACCAACACAAAGCACGACACCATCTGGTGCGTAGTAACTCAGGAAGTAGTGACAGGCAACACAGCAGTCCACACAACACCTGAGACACTAGCTCCCCTGATTCGTGACGCTGTTGGTTTTATTGGTCATAACATCATAGGCTTTGACGCGCCAGTACTTGAGAAGGTGTGGAATTTACACATACCTAACAATAAACTACTTGACACACTGGTTCTGAGTCGCCTGTATAACCCTTCTCTCGACGGTGGACACAGCCTAGACAGTTGGGGCAAGCGTTTAGGCGACGAAAAGATAGACTTTAGTGACTATGACGGTGGTTTATCTGATGAAATGATTGACTATTGCAAGCAAGACGTGGCTTTGACAACGAAGCTGTATAAACATCTTGTTAAATTGTTAAACGAAGAGGAGTTTAGTAGCGAATGTATCGTTTTAGAACACAACGTAGCCACTATTATGGAGGTTCAGCATCAAAATGGCTTCAAAATAGACGTAGATGGAGCCACCACACTCTATCAGAACATAACACACAAGATGGGGAAGATAACGGAGGAGCTGCAGAAGGTGTTTCCACCGATAGTGGAGGAGAGATGGTCAGAGAAGACAGGAAAGCAACTGAAGGACAAGATAACTGAGTTCAACGTAGGTTCTAGGAAGCAAATAGCAGAACGATTGCAGGCTGTTGGTGTTAAGTTTAAACAAACAACTGACAAGGGAGCTACTATAGTCAACGAGAAAGTGCTAGAAAAGATTGACATGCCTGAAGCGCGTATGATTTATGAATACTTAATGCTTCAGAAGAGATCAGCACAGATTGACTCGTGGCTGTCGTTCGTTAGAGACGGTAGGGTACACGGCAAGGTCATCACCAACGGCGCTGTAACAGGACGTATGACGCACCACAGCCCCAACATGGCTCAAGTGCCGTCAGTAAGTGCAGAGTATGGTAAGGAATGCAGGTCACTATGGACTGTCGATACGGGAAACAAGTTGGTTGGTATAGATGCCAGTGGTCTTGAGCTGCGTATGCTGGCACACTACATGCAGGACGATGGTTACACTAATGAGATACTGAGCGGTGACATACACACTGCTAACATGAAAGCAGCAGGCTTAACAGATCGTAACCA